TGCGAATAGCTGCGACACAGCCATTTGCCATTGCCAGAAGGGTGAGAGGATCAATGTCTTGCTCCTGTTACTGACCAGACAACATTCCTGTTGACATTTGATTTATGTTGGGCGCAACGTTTCCACTCATTGATCCAATAGAGAATGGCCCAAGCAATGCTCTACCCAAGATTGGCAAGACCTCTGGAGCTTCTTTACGCAACACAGTGCGGATGTCGCTACCAGCCAACTCTTTTGCAATTCTTTGCAGTTTTGCTGGATCAGTTGTTGTCAAAACCCTTGCAATTTCACTGGCAGTGGCTTTGAGTTGTTGATCTCCCAAGTCTGCAAAATCACGCTGCAAAGCCCTCATAATGAATTGCGCCCCTGTCATAACAGGCAATTCTCTTTGTGCGCCCTCTTTGATTGCTCTGATTGCCTCAGTGCGTCCAGCAGTTTGGGAACCCTGTAGGACAACCTTAGAGGTGGTTTTCATTTCCACCTCACTCATCAAGTTGCTTATAAACTTGTTGTAAGCGTTTTGACCAGCTTCATCACTGTTAAATGTTGATCGAATAATCCTGACATTCTTAGGGTTCTTCAAGATGTCCATTGCAGGGTTTCCAACTGCACTGACTACTGCATCACCAGTTTGTGCGCCACCAAGACGATCAAGCAAACTTTGCATAGTTCCAAGCCTTAACGCATCTTTCTCTGACTTGGACATGGTTTTCACATCATTCAAAAGAACCTCTAAATCAGCAGGTTTTTTGCTGAAAATTGACCTACCTTCATTCATGGCATCTAAAACAGCAGTGTCATTTGCCCAATAATCTCTTGCTCTCTTGTAAGCAGGATTTGACGCATCCAAGAGATCAATAAATTGACCCCTTGTTTGTTTAATAGCACCAAGTTGTGTGCTACCGATACCAGAAGTTGGCGTTTTCCCAAAATGAATTAGGTCATCAAGTCCCATCTTCATGTAGTGCATAAAGGTGGTATCAATGTTTGTAACTGGCAATCCTTTCTCAGTCACTAACTTTCCAGTTTCTGGGTTTATTTGAACTTTGGGAAGTTTGATGCCTTGCTCTTGCGCCAATGAAACTGCCCTGTCATAAGCCTGTTTCATGCTTGGACGCTGAAGCAAATCAGTGAATTCTGAGGTGATTTCAACTGGTCTTGGCAAAGCAGCACCATATAACTTTTTGCCGATCTCTGATCTTGCATCTTTCAAAGCATTGAATTCATCAAAGTATGCGGCCTTGCTACCAAACGCAACTTGCATATCACTTGTCAAGCGTTTGAGTAAACCCTTGTCTCGATCTTCCAAGAATTTTTTAGCGACTTGTTTCCCAGGCCCAGGCAGTTGATTGACTGCATCTAAATATGCTCTGGTATTGGGGCCAATGTCTGCGAGTGCGTAAGGCTTGCCAGAGCGATCCAAAATCATCTTGATGGCATCATCAAAACCACCAACATCTGCACCCAATGCCTCTCTAATCATGGCCCTAGATTGATCCACACCCATTCTTTGTGGGTTGTCAAACATTGCGCTGACTGCTGATCTGTAGCCTTTGCCAACAATAAAACCAAGACCCTTTGCAACTGGTACAGATGCCATTCCTATACCAGCACCAATTGCCGCTTCTTTGCCTGTTTCTGGGCTAAACAATTCAGCTTCAGATTCACCAATCCCAGAGGTAGCGCCAGCAACACTAGCCAAACCCATTTGACCAAAGGTGGATGATGGCCCTGGCCTTCTTGTCATAAGTGCTGGAAGCATTCCACCGCCAATTTGATAGGCGATTGACTTGAGTGGATTTTCTTGTGTGTATTCAGCTTGACCCATTCTTTCAAGAGCAACGCCAACATCCATTGGGCTTGGTTGAGGTTCTTGTGGGCTGATCTTTTTTATTGCCGCTGAAATATTCTTGGGGTCAGATGAAATGAAAGACTTTAAAGCCCCAATGCCCTCATCTGAGAAGTTTAAAGTCATGCCCTTCAAGAACTGTCCAAACCCACCAGTTTGCCATTGCCCACCTTGAATTGAGTCAAGCAATTTTGAGCCTTCTGGAGTTATCTTCCCCTCATCTTTGGCAACCAGCAATTCATTTTGCAAGTCTGTAATTTGGTCTTTTAATGATGACATTTTTTACTCCATTAAGGGGTTGTAAAACCACCACGCTGCAAGGTTCCTCTTGCTGGAGTTGGCGTTCTACCACCACCCATTGTTTGCAATTGAATCATGCGTTGGCGCAAAAGTTCTGCTTGTGGTTTGTAAAGTGGGCTTGTATCAATATAATTGTTAAACGCATCATTGAATTGTGTTTGAGCAATAATTGGATTGTTTTTAACAGTATTGGCATTTTTGGCTAACCATTGATTACTAAACCTTGCCAAATCTTGCTCACGTTTAAGTTTTAGTTCTAGGGTATCAAGCAGAATCAAGTTTCCTTGAGGTGATTTGGCAAGATTGGCAGAACCTTGAACAATAAACTTCAAGTCAGTATCGGTTGGATTAGTGCCAAGTTTTTTAACCTCTGGCAAGATGACTGAGTTTGACAAACCTTGGAATGCTTCAGCACCAGCAACTCCTGCAACCTTAAAGTTTGGATCAAATGTTTGTGCGGCCCTACCAAGTTGCAACATGGTTTCTGAAAGAAAACCAGTTTTAGTGCCTTCTTCAATCAACGCTTTCATGCTTTGAACTGTGCCAAGAGTATTCCCGGCAATTCTTCCAGCCTTTAGATTTGAATTTATATTTTCAGTTAAATCTTCACCAAAACCTTTTTGCATATTATTAGAAACTGTAGCTGTCACATCAATCTTTGGACGGCTTGCTTCAGTCATTTCCAATGCTTTTTTATCAACAGCGTCAAGTCCAGGTTGACCATATTGAGCAAAAATCTTGACTGGATCAGTCATCTTATATAAAAGATTGGCAGCATTTGCCAAGTTACCTGTGAATGGTGTTGGCTTTTGTCCACCAGAAACAATTGGCTGATACGTTTGCCCAGCTACAGTTGGAACTGTGTAAAGTGTTTCGCCCTCTTTAATTGATACAGTCTCTGGCCTCATTGCCTTTTGTGATGCAACAATTGCCGCAAGTTCTGCACGACCTTCTGGAGACTGCATCAAAAGAGGAGCAATTCGAGCATAGTCAAGTTTGAGTTCTGGCGGTTGGTATCCAGTAACAGCAGACCGCAATGGGTTCCCAAACTCATCAACTTCAGGAACTGTTGCCGCAGATTGGCCTGAGATGGTTTCTGGGGTAACGCTCAAACCACTGGAGATCAAATCTCTAGCTGTTTGCGTTCTAGCCAAAGACTGTGCAGCCGCCTGACGCTGACGCAACTTGTCTTGACGCTCTAGCGATAAATCTTGACGTTGCAAAGCCTGATCACCCAAAGCAGTCAATTGCAAAGCCAATTGGGGGTTTCCCATTTGGTTTGCTCTTATAGTCGCTTGAGCAATAGACTGAGGATCATTGAAGTCCAATCCTGCAAGCACTTGCTGTTGCTGTCTGATCCTGACTAGCTGAGGGTCTTCAGCACCCAGCATTCCACCTATAGCACCACCAAGCTGGTTAGCGCCATAGTATATGGATGTACGAGCCGCTTGCATGGGATCCATGCGTCCAAACGCAGCCGCCCTCTCAAGTGCCGCAGCATCTCTTTGTTGCTGATATGACTCTGGGGTCATGCCAAACAAGCCCTGAACAATATCTGTTGCCATGATTACTCCCAACCTAGCATTGCTGCTTGTTTATATCCACCAGAAACATTGTTTCCACCAGTAAAGTAATTTGCCAATCCTTGACCAAATTGTTGGTTTTGACCAAGCCCTTGCAAGGCATAAGCAAAAGGATCAAAGGCTGTTTGACCGCCTTGAGTAGTCAATGCCGCACCCTGACCGCCTCTTAGCAAGAAATTGCCAGCATTTGCACCAGCAGTAGAGGCTCTACCGCCCAAGTTTGATCCTATTTCCAAAGCTGATTGACCCAATCCTTCAATGCCTTGGGTTCCACTCAAATATGCTTGGAATGGAGACAGTGCGCCAACTTGACCTTGTTGATATTGGTTCATCAAATTAGCACCAGTACCAAACAAACCAGTTCCAAAAGCAACTTGTTGTTGACCAGCTTGTTGTGCTTGTGCAGCCAATGCCGCATCTTGTTGAGCCACTGCGTTGTAGTACGCTTCCATCTCAGGAGATGCCGCACCCAAACCAGCACCGCCGCCTGGACGCATACCAGTAGCACCAACAGACAATCCGCCACGCCCTTGCTGGAACAAAGTGTTTTGCAATTGAGACATTTGACGCTCACGGCTTGGAGCCAACAAGTTCTGTTGTCTTGCCATGTAATCAGAGGCAACCTGTTCTGGAGACTGAGCCAGATACTGTTGGCCCAAACCAAACAAGCCTTGTGCCGCACCTTGAAGTGGTGCATATTGCTGTTGTGCCCCTTCTGCCTGAGATAGTGCGCCCCCAGCCAATCCCATCAATCTGTTTTGATAGGCTTGAAGTTCTGGACTAACTGTGTAACCAGCACTTGATAGATTCCCAGATGGGTCAAACCCAAACTGAGATGCTCCAAAGCGAGTGGTTACTCCAACTGGACGAAACTTTGCCGCTTCAGCAGCAATTCGTGCCGCCTCAAGTTGTGCCTGAGCAGAGGTATTTGCCGCATCACGGGAGGCATTGCCACCCATTACACCACCTAAGAGTGATGTTCCCGCCATTACTGCTGGTGCTATCCAAGGCATATTATTCTCCTTCAATCAAAATAGAATCCACTTTAGACGGGTCTTTTTCGTCAGTGGCATGAACACAATACCAAACTACATCAGTGATGGCCTTAACGCCATGACTCTCACCAGCTTTTATCTCAATGCAAGCAGGTGCTTCAAAAATCTGAATGTCACCTTCTTGAACAACTACAACCTTACCCTTAGAAAGAATCCCAAAATGGGAATAGTTGTGCTTATGCTGAACAAGCAACTGCCCCGCACTTATGTGCGTTTCCTTGGCATATAACCCATCAGAAAAATGATGAACAATCATGGTTACTCGTACATGATGTTGATAGAACCAGCATCAAAGGTATCTGTGCCGCCTACGGTGGTGATGCGTACTCGGTCGAGGGTGCCACCGAGAGCGAGTGATCCGTTTGTAAAGTATGTACTCGCCGCGTCTGATCTGCCGACACTGCCAGCAGCAGCCCAAGTATTGCCCGTCTGCAAATTTAATACTATCGCCCCGTGAGCAACAACAGTTGACGCCCAATTAGATGTGTTTACGCCAATTCCAAAACCAGATGTAAATAGTGCCGATGCAACTGTTATATTAGTGACGACAGTGCTAGACCCCAAATACCCAGATGTGGTAACGCTCCCTGCGCCAATCTGAATCTGCGGTGGAGAGGTGCCGTTGGTGGAAACGCCTACCAACATCACCGTGATCCGCCGCACCCACGATGGGATACTTGTAAAGTCAATACTTGTACCGCTGGTAGATGCCTGAGCAGTATCATTCGTAAGAACACCAACCCCTGTTGGAGTTCCACCAATTACAGGGCTGGTTAGAGTTTTGTTTGTAAATGTTTCTGTTCCTGCAAGTGTTGCCAGAGTTCCAGTTGTAGGTAAAGTGACGTTTGTTGCCCCCGTCAAAGTCCTGGTGTAAGCAAAGTTCCCAGAACCCGTGACAGTCATTGCGGCATTATTTGCAACCCCTGTACCACCTTGATCTGCACCCAAAGTGCCCGTAGACACCAAACCTTTGGATGCGTCTGTGAATACGGGCTTAGATGCTGTCAAGCTAGAGAGAATTGGTTGGGCAGTTAGTGTGGCTACACCTGTCAACGCTGATGTGCCTGTAACAGCCAACGTGGGAATTGTCACCGTACCCGTAAAGGTAGGAGATGCTGAATCTGCCTTAGTTGCAACAGCAGTTGCAATGTTTGCAAACTCAGTGTTGATCTCAGTGCCCTTAACAATCTTTAAAGGATTGCCAGACGCAAGTGCATCCTTGGTTGCAAAATTCGTTGTTTGTGTGTAATTAGACATTTTTTCCCCTATGCGACCTTGCCATTTTTGGCTTGAAGTTCAATCTTTTGAATGGATAACTGACTGCTGTTTATATCCATTTCAACGCCTATTTGAACAATCTTTCCCTTGCTTGATGCAGTTGTTTCTACAGTTGTTAGTGCAACTCCAGAAGTGTAATAGGCTACTATTGTGGCATTTGCACCATACTCAGCAATGCCATATTCGGCAGTTGTTTGGGTTGGTATGTTTACTTGTGCAGAGTAATAATTTCCTGTGAAATCATATCCCCACTTTAATGTCACCAATTGATTAGAGCCGCCAACAATAATGACCTTTATCTTCTTCAAAATAGAGGTAATATTCACATCACCCAGGTCAGAATTGTTTGTGTAGTACGCCATCCTATAGCTTGACGCATCATCTAAATATGTACTATATTTTCCAATGTACCCATTTTTACCAAGCAACAAATCACCATTGCGCCTTGAACAAAAAGATGTTGGCTCAATGCTGTCCCAAATGGTTGCCCTTGATGAACCATTTTGCATGATTCCCTTTGTATCAAACGCATAGACAAATTTTGATGATGGAAGATTTAATAAGTACAGTGCATTTGTTTCAGAATAAATAGCTTTAATATTTGATGCGGTTTCACCAGAAACAGCACTCATCAGATCATCACGCACATTCTTGGATAGGTCACGCTCAGGAGATGACTTCTCTTGAATAGTCCTCATCAATGATCTAACACCACTGTTTGACAGAAAGATAACGTCTGTGCTGGTTGTTTGGACGCTATCCCTGGCAATGCAACCAATGCCCTCAACAGTATCGCTAAGAGTCATGGTTGATGGTGAGGTAGCACCAGAATAGATCAATATTTGACGCTTGCCAAAGATAAACAAGAATCCATTATGAGCCGCCAAACCCGTAATCTCATCAGCACCATTTACCCACACATTGTTCACGTTCAATGAACCAGAAGTACCTGTAGACCATACATGGCCTGAGATCAAATCACTGAAGAAGACAGTTGCATTGTTGGCTGTAGTGTTTGCCGCCCACAATCTACCAAATGCTGAAATCACAATGTTTGCGTTTGGCACAGTGCCAACATACCCCGTCTTCTCAGATACCCGTCTGAATGTCGTTGTTGAAACAGCAGGGTCAAATATCAGAGGGTCATGCCCCGACTGAAAGAAGTATGTGATGCTATTCAGAGATGCAGTTTGCCAAGCATTAGCGGTAATGGTTGGTGCAGTTCCACCACCACCATAAGTGAGTTCAGAAACAGCATTGACGCTATCAAGTTTAAACAGCTTCAAGTTACCAGCAAACAAGACAGTCAAAGTGCCATCTGCTTGCACCAACTCATTGATGACAGTCACATCATTTGCACCCAAAGCACCACTTGAGGAATTTACCTTGGCGTATCCCTTGCGTGAGCCAATGCGACCATACTGGTCAATGATTGCATTTTGAGCAACTAAGGCAAATCCAAGTGACAAATCAAGAGGCGATTCTTGGGTATTCAACCCTTGAAAGCCTGGGGCCGTCAGAGAATAAGTCTTGAGTGCTTGGCTCATCTTGGCACAAACTCTTGGTTCTCAGGATAGCGAGTGCCCTCCAAAGCAATGTAATCAGCCAACATGGCCTTGTAGAGTTGATATGCCTCAGATGAAGACAGACCACCATCTTCACCACGCTCCACCAATGCTCTTGCATAGGCATTCTGAGCCACCAGAGTGTCAGCAACAGAAACAACAGTCGCATCTGATGACAATGTGGCTTGTGGCACTGTCAAAGCAAACTTAATTGTATATACACCGTCAGGTATTGGATAGAGATTTACTTTGGTGTCGTAGCTTCCATTAACACCATCAAAAGCAAATTCAGTGGGAATTGAATTGACAAGTGGGGTGAAGTTTAGCTTGCGGTTCATGTCCACAAAACTGATGTTTTTAAGACCAACATTACTTGTGGTATTAATCACATCCATCACTTGAAACTTCTGACCAGCACCCGTCACTGCATACGAGGCGGTAGATGCGGTGGTGGTGACTGTAATGGTTTGGCCCAAAACATTCCACGAAAACGCATCTTCAATCTGACGTTTGGCATCATTAACAAACTTGCCAATCAGGCTTGAATAAGTTGTTTCGGAAACAGTTGAGACTGATGTTTCACGCAACCGAATCAATACATCGTTAACCAGCTCTAAATAAGTCATCTGCTTCAGCCTTTGCTTTGTTCCTGTCGGATATAGCTTTAGCTTTTGCCTTTGCGTCAGC